ACCTACGGCGGCATCCGTGGCATTCAGTGGAAGTTCGAGAACGAGACCCTCACGGCTGGCATCAACAACTCGTCCCAGTCGGCTGTCACCAGCCTGACGGTCGATGACTTCCTCGCCACCGTGGCCAAGGCTCCGACCTACGCCCTGCAGAGCCCGACCTGCGGCTGGTACGTCACGCCGCAGATGCACGCTCTGGCGATGCAGTCGCTGGCCCTTGGCGGCAGCGGTGCCCTCGCCAACGAGGTGCTGGACGGTGCCCGCCGGCCGACGTTCCTCGGCTGGCCGGTGTTCTTCAACAACGTCATGCGGAAGACCGCCAGCACCGATCAGGTGGTGGCCCTCTTCGGCGACATGAAGCGGTCGAGCCACTTCGCCCTGCGGCGTGCCGTGGCGGTGCGGGCGAGCACCGACCGCTACATCGAGTTCGATCAGACCTACTTCCAGGCCACGGTGTCCTACGACGCGGTGACCTCGGACGTGGGCGACGCTTCGACGGCTGGCCCGGTCGTGGCTCTCATTCTCTGAACCTAACCAACCCAAGGAACCAGAATCCATGAACCACGCGGCCAACGGAAAGTCCGTGATCTCGATCAGCCCCGGCGTTGCGGGCGTTGCCTCTGCTGGCACGCACACCGTGGCGATCGACTGCCTCGGCTACGACTCGGTCAGCATCGACGTGTGCTACCGCTCGCTCGCCAACACGTCTGCCCCCAGCGTCGTGACCATCAAGCACAGCGACACGGACGGCAGCTACGGCACGATCTCGGGTCTGATCCAGGGCACCGACTACTCGCTGGCCGGCGTCGGCAATACCGCCACGGTCAACGTGACGCGGTTTGAGGTGTCCACCAAGGCTCTCAAGCGGTATCTGCAAGTGGCGGTCACGCCGTCTGCGGATGCGACGGCGAACGGCACGAACAACGACATCGTCGTGGCGGCCCGGCTGGGTCGTGGCGAGGTGGGCGTCGATTCGGCGTCGGATGCGAACGTCACGAATCGAGTGGTTCTCGGCTGATCGAAGACGGTAGAACGACAACTCCAACGAAGGAGGAGCCGTGGGCGCGGCGACTTCGGCGGTGGCTGGCGTAAAGCCTGCCATCATTCAGACCGGCAGCGGGCCGATCCGATTGCACTGTGCTATGTCAGTGCCTCGGCTCGGCTGGCAGGATCACATGTTCTGCTGGGCCAGGGGACTGGTCCCGTTTGGCATTTCCCCTATTCGTCTCGAAGGGGCGTTTTGGGGGCAATGCCTGGAGCGTGTCCTTACCGACATCGTTGAGAGCGACACAGATCCGCAAGCCCCGCCGCTGTGGGTTTTGGCGTTGGACTACGACAGCGTCTGGGAGCAGGACGCCGTGCCTCGCCTGCTGACGTACGCGGTGGCCAGCGGCTACGACTTTGTGGCCGCCGTGCAGATGAAGCGACGCACGGAAGAGCCGCTGTTCACGATGATGTCAAACCAAGGCGAGCGTGTGGCTGAGGTGGCCCGCGATCATTTCGTCTACCACAACGTGGTGCAAGCCAACACGGCGCACTTCGGATTCACCATGCTGAAGGCAGAGGCATTAAAAAAGATGCCGCACCCGTGGTTCATTGGCAGGCCGAATGAGGACGGCAGGTGGGAGGACGGGCGGGTCGATGACGACATCGCATTCTGGCTGACGGCCCAAAAGGCGGGCCTCAAGATTGGCGTGTGTCCGCGTGTTGCCCTCGGGCACGCAGAGGTATGGATCAAGTGGCCTGATCAGAACATGCGAGCCAGCCTGCAGCACCCTGGCGACTTCTGGGACCGCGGCGGCAGGCCGCCGGAGAACGTGTGGAAATGACGCCAACGGTTGAACTGATTCCAGTGCGGATGCTGCGGAGCTACATGGCGTACCGTCCCGGCCAAATCGTGCGTGTCACGCCAGGGCTGGCACGGACGCTCGAGCTGCAGCGGTACGCGGTGCGGCACGTCGAGGCTCCGACCTTTGAGTTCGCCACGGCCCCAGAGCCGGCACTGGAGCGAGCCGTCGCCCCGGCGGCTAAGGCCAAGCGTGGGAGGCCGAAGCGTGCGTAACTGGGAACTGCCGCAGACGGGCAGCCGCTACCGCAGCCTGGTGGTCGCCACCCCGAGCGGCACGGGCGACCGCCCGGTGAGCGTGGCCGAGGCCAAGGAGCACCTGCGGATCGTCGATTTCACCGATGACGATACGTATATCGGCGGGCTGGTCGATGCCGCGACTACGTGGTGCGAGGACTACTGCGACCGCACATTCGCGGACAAGCAATACACCGTGGCGTTCGATGACTTTCCGAGCCTCCGCATCGAGCTCCCGCGCCCGCCGGTGCGGTTGAACGCGACTGCCACGAGCGCCACGGTGACTATCTCGTATGTGGATTCCGCCGGCACCACACAGACCCTCACGTGGTCGCAGTCTGGAACGCAGCAGTTCCGCGTAGACCGCGACCACGTTCCTGCTTTGGCCTACCCGCTGTACCTCGAGGACTGGCCCAACGTGCGGCTGGATGACAAGGCCGTGCAGATCACCTACCTCGCGGGCTACGGCGGGGCCGCCAACGTTCCGAAGCCGGCCGTGCACGCCATCAAGATGCTGGTGGGGCACTGGTATGCCAATCGCGAGGCTGTCGGAAGCACTGGGCAGAACGTGCCGCTTGGCGTTCACGCTTTGCTTGAGCCATTGAAGTGGAAGCAGTACGCATGACCATTGAAGGCCGTATCGCCGTGGACGTTGCGTTCTCTGACTCGGAGGCGAGCACCGGGACGCAATCGCTCAAGCGGCTGGCCGTCACGAGCACGGACGCCTACAGCAGCGGCAAAGTGGCCTTGGTGTCTGGCACCTGCGGCACGGCCGCCGTGGCCATCGCCGTGGCTCCGAGCTCTTACAAGGACGCCAGCGGTGCCGCCGTCTCGTTTGCCAGCGTCAGCCGATTTGCGTTTGCGGCCTCGTCCGCAGCCGTGTGCAGCGAGGCTGCCGGGGATGGCGTGGCCATCACTGGCGGAAGCCGAGTCGCCCTGTCAGACAGCCGCTCTGGCGGCACGGCCGGGTTCAACGTCTCGGCCTACTCGGGCACCGCATCCTACACGCTCGTCATTTACGGAGCGTAGGCCATGCCACTCCGTTCCGGCGACATGGACACGCTTGCCACGGTGCAGACTCCCACCGAAAGCACCAACAGCATCGGCGAGCCTGTGCTGTCCTGGTCAACGTTTGCTACGCGGTGGATCGCGATTCTGCCGCTCAGCGGAAACGAAGCCATCAACGCCATGGCAAACGAGGGCGTGGTGACGCACCGCGTCCGCATGCGGTACACGAACGGGCTCAAGCCCAAGATGCGACTGACGGCGGATGGCCGCACGTTCGAGATCATGTCGGCCGTCGAGCGTGGCCGCCGCGAGGAACACGAGCTCCTGGTGTCGGAGGTTGTGGACTGATGGCTATGCAGCTGGGCATGACCGTCGAGGGCGTGGAGGACGTGCTGGCACGTCTGAAGAAAGTGCCAGTGTCGATTCAGCGCAAGTACCTGCGGGCGGCCGTCAACAGCGTGGCCAAGTCGCAACTTAACGAAATCAAGGCATTAACGCCTCGCGGCCCAACTGGCAACCTTCGCCGCTCTGTAGGCGTAAAGATCGAGGCCAAAAAGCGATCTGCTACGCAGACGGCAATCGTCGGCTACAGGCGTGGCAGCACCAAGAAGGGTCGCGCAGCGAACAAAAGCGAACTGGGCTATCACTCGTGGTGGATCGAGCGGGGCGTCAAAACGCGGACGGCAAAAAGCGGATTGCTTTCTGTGCCGTCGAACGTGGCCTCCCGCTACACATACTTCAAGAACGTCAGAGGCAAGGATGGCCGCGTAGCGTTTGCCACGGCAAAGGGCTTTGCGGGAACAGGCAAGTTTGAAGCCTGGGCCAATGCCAACTTGCCGTCCATCCGAGAGGCGTTGATGCGCGACTTGGGCAAGTTTGTGGACAAGGCCATTGCCGAGCACGAGCGTCGCCAGCTCAGAAAGATTGCAGGCAGGGGCTAATGCCCACGACCACCCACATCGACGAGTCTCTGGTGCAGCTGCTGACGGCAGATGCCGACATCGCCATGCAGGTTGGCAGCCGCATCTACGCTGTCCAGGCCCCGCAGGGGTCGGCCTTGCCGTGCATCGTCTACCAGCGAGAGAACACGGGCCGCGGGCCGTACATGCACATGCGTGGCATGACCGGGATCACCCGAGTCTCGTTCACCATTTCGGCCATTGGGGACTCGCTCGTGGGCGTGCGAAACCTCGCGCGAGCCATACGGATCGCCCTACAATTCAAGCAGACGCAGAGCATCCGGCTGGCCGTCGTCAAGAGCGACGACGACACGCAGGAGCCGCCAAACAACGGCGAGCAATTGCCGATTTACCGCACGGATTTGTCAATAGAAGTCACCTTCACGGAGGCTTGAGAAAGCCATGGCAGTCGACATCGGACAGGGCACGTACGTGACGTTTGGGACGGCGTTAGCTACGGCGACCGGCTACAAGATCACCGGCGTCAATCACGGTGGCATTTCCCGTGCTGTCGCTGAATCGACCCATATGCTCTCGTCCGCCAAGGAGTTCGTGGCTTCCGCCATTTACGATCCGGGCGAGCTGTCGGTCGAGGTGCTCTTCGACCCGGCCGTTAAGCCGACGACCGACATGGCGAACGTGGCGACCAACCAGACCGTCAACGTCTACTGGGCAAGTGGCGGTACGACTACCACGCTCTGGAGCGCCTTCGGGTATGCCACCGGCTTCGAGGCTGGTGCCCAGATGGAAGACATGATGAGCGGCACGCTCACCATCAAGCTCAGCGGCACGCTGCCGAGCTAGTGCTGACAGGAGGCGCGGACTGTGGCTCTTACTCGTGAGCAGATCAAAGCCAAGCGTGGCGTTCGGCCCCGCGTGGCGTTAGACGTTCCAGAACTTGGCGGCACCATCTACGTCGCCAAGTTCTCTGCCAAAGACCGCGATCGCTTCGAGCAGATCGTGACTGGAGGCAAGGTTGGTGGCGTCAACCTGGACAACGTTCGGGCACG